CTTGTATCCAGTTTTTTTTAGCTCTTCCACCTTTTTTAAATCCAACTCTTTCAGGCATCATATAACCATCAGCATTATGTCCTGCAGGTGGTTTATAACCTGAACTTGGACTTGTGCTATGTTGCAAAGTCAAAGATGTTTGTCCAGAATTTGGTGATCTAAATCTTCTCATTATTTATTTCCTTGTGCAGGATCAGAAGGGAAAGTTTTTTCTTTTCCTATTTTATAAGCTCTTTTAGTCTCCCGCATCTGTTTTAATTTTTTCTTAGCTTTTTCGCCTTTTTTAATATCTGTTACATGTTTATTAACTTCATCAATATTTTTTAAATAAAAATGTTGTTTACCTTGTCTTACGCTTTCTTTAAGATCACCTTTTTTAACGGATGGAGAAACAGGAACAGATTTAATATCTTTATCTCTTTTACCAAATTTAAGACGCTCTTCACGCGTAGATGTCCCAGATTTCATTTTTGCTGTAGCTTTAGCTTTTTTATACTTCTGGTAGGCCTTCCCCATGCCTGCAAGTAGATTTATAGTCATAAGTTCTCCTTATGCTTTTTTCCAGTCTTTGGAACGTTTGCCCCATTTACCATAAGACATGTCTCTTTCAGCTTTTGCTTTTTTAGGATCTTTTTTAGTAGCTTTACCTTTTCCTAAACGCATACCGATCGATTCATCTTCCTTATCGTAATAACCTTGCTTCTTAGCTTTGCCACCTTTTTTCATTGCAGCTTTGCCACCGAATCTAGATTTGTAAGGTCTTGTTCCGAAATCATTTCTCATATTTGCTCCTTATTATTTTTTTCCATTTCTGAAAATTTGTGTACCCTTTATACCAAAAATTGACGCACATACAAGTATCCATAAATTAGTAAACCATGATGGGAGCGCCTGGAAATGGTCAAAGAACATTTTTATCTTATCCATCGCCGCCGGATCGTCCGACCATACTCCATATGCGAGCACCAAAATTGGCAACGTGAGTATTAATAAAACGACCTCGTCCTTGTAGTCGTTTTGACGGGCTTCTAAAAGTTTTCCCTGGTAAGTTTCCTCACCTCGGGCCATCTTCTGTGCGTGCATATATTGCGCATCAGCCATAGCCATTTGAGTCTCTTTACGCTTTTTGTAAATATGAGTACCTGCGTTCAGAGCTAATTTAACAGCACTAAACCACATATTAGAACCAAGTTGCTGTCTGTTTTCTAGCTTTAGTAGATGAACCTTTGCCACCTGTACTTCGGACAGTCACTTTATCACCAGTTGCAATTCTAGCGCTTGATCCTCTAATGCTAGATTTAGCTCTTGGATCTCTTATTAAATTCTGCGGTGGAATAGAAATTTTATTTCCACCTTTAAGATATCCATCTTTATTAGTGAACATTGACTGATTGTATCCTTTACCTTCTTTTGCCATATTTTTCTCCTAGGGTTTATATATATACTAAGATTTAGGACCTTTCAAGGTCTTAACATCTTTAGCCTTCATTCTATCTGAAGTCAGTTTAACATCAGCTGATATCAACGATTTTTCAATTGCTGTATCTGCTCTTAATTCAGCTAAATCCTCGTTCTGTTCCAGTTTATCATCAGTGATCTCTCTGTTTTGAACCATCTTAGCTTTGTCTAAATTAATTCTAGCATCTACTTCTTGTTGTTTTCTTTCCGTCTCCATTGCTTTTAAATCAACTTCTCTTTGTTTTAATTTAAGTAATGGGTCATGATCGAATTGAGATGTAATTGTTTTTTCTTCCTTCATAAACTCTTCAGTCATATCTGCAATCAGAACAGCTTTTCTAGCTTCTATCTTTTGGGATATTTGTTGAAGCTGTTGTTGTACTTGAGGGTTTTGAACTGCTTGCTGTTGCATCTGTGGTAACATTGCAAACTCTTGAGGAAATTCTATTTGAACTTGTTCTTGTGCCATCAACGATATGTGTTCCATAATATTTTTTTCTAACGCAGCAGTAATACTAGGGTTATTTCTAACAAAATTACTAGCCATAAAATTTAAGTGAGCTGTAACGTGAGCTCTATGATCTTGACCTGGAAACGCTTGGAAAGGTTTCATAGCCATTGCATCAATGTGCTCGATCGCCGGATCTTTAGGTTGATTCGGTGGAGGTGGTGGTAATATTCTATCAATATCTTTTACACCTAAAGCCTCATACATTTTTCTGTAAGACATATATAAATTGTGCATTTGTGGATTAGACATAGCTAATTGTAATTCTGTTTGTGCTAATGAAATTCTTTGTGACATTGAAAATATATTTGGATCTGCAACAGGTAGAATATCTACTCTATCGTCAAAATCAGTAACTTTGATATTTCTTTGTCCACCTACAACGTCATATGGATATTCAGGTGGTAAATATGTTTTAAAAACATTTGATAGTAATTTAAATTCTTGTTTTAAAGATACGTACAGTCTTTTATGGATTGCTGACATTACCCTCGAGCCGCGCTCTAATAGGGCTACAGTCGTACCAACAGCGGCCTGCTGGTTCCCGTCACCGACTTGCATGTCAGCAATCGACGCGAATCTTTGTCCCGCTTGAACGACAATTCCCATCAATTGCAATAAAGTCTGCGATGGCTCTTTGTATGGTAAAAATACAAAAGCATCTTTTAAATTTCCACCCGGTGTATCTACATCTTTAAATTCACCTGGTTGTATGTTTGCGGCATCATCTTTTACTCTGACACCACGTTGTTTAAATCCTGCCGGTAAGTTTGATAAAGTTCCCGCGTCTAATAACTGACGGAGAGCCGCAGTTGCAGTACGACTCAATCCGCCAATCATATGAATGAGTCCAAGGCCATAAAATCCAAGTCCTGGCAGAAATTTGAAGTGGACGAAATATTGGATCTTATTTTTCAATGGATCATTGGGCGCGAAGTTCCTTCTTATCGAAAGAACCTTCCGACTACCTTGCTCGATTGTAACGATGTAAGGTAATTTTATTCCTGTTGGTTCACCATCTTTGCCAACATCTTCGAAACCTTCTAAATCAAGGTCTGCGTGGAATTCTAATACTGTATATAATGGTTCAACTCTTTGTGATTTAGTTAAACCTTCTAGTTCTAATTCTTTTTTCTTTACTTCATTTGTAACTACGTCTTGAGGTTTATTTAATTCTATATCAGAATAAAAACCATTAACTTGTTGTTTACGTAAATCATTTTCTGAAATTTTAATTACATGACAAACAGATGTTGCATCTTCTAAAGAAGTTGCTGTGTATGGAACAATTAAATCATCCGCGGGTACAAATTTAGAAACTGCTCTACCTAACAGATCATCATAATAAACTTTTTTAAAAGTAGATCCAGCTAAAGGTAAATAAAACAACATTTGATCAAACTCTGGTTCGTATTCTTTCATTTGATCCATCAGTTGATAGTTCATGAAATCTTTAACACGTTGTGACTGTTGTTCTTTCTGTGGATTCGATGCTCCCATAGTTTGGGTTCTTACGGGTCCATCTGCTGGTAATAATTCTTTATAAGCTAAAGCTTGAAACTGTGTTACAGCCTCAGCTAAAACTGGGTGAGTTGCACCACTTGCTCCTTGGAAAGGTTCAGTTCTATTTTCATATTTAAATCCTAAAAGATCTAAACCAACCGTATAAGCTCTTTCCCAATCTGCACGAGACGCTTTGTATTCTCTGTAATCTCCTTCTAATCTATTTGCGATTGGATCAGTAATATCTTCTGGTAATAAATCGTTTAAGTTTGCAAAATGATCACCCTCTTCTGGTAAAGGCATTGCATTAGGATCAAAATCAATTGTAGCACCTTCTTCATCTTCCGTAACTTCAACGGGACCTTTTGGTGTTTCCTCTTCCTGTAAATTAATAACCTCTGCAACTTCTTCTTCAGGTCTTTTAATATTAGGGAGAGTTTTATCTATATCTGCCATATATTTTCTCCTGTTTATTCTTATCCTTTTTTTCTCCTTTAATCAACCCTTTAGGATCTGGTCCTTTTAAAGGGGGTATCGCCTTCCATTTAACATGCTTCATGTTTTTTACAAGTGTTGGGTTTTCTTTTACCATTTCTTTTTTAAACTCGCTATGCCGCCTTGTGCATATGAAACTTGTGATTGCCAATTTTTATCAGCTATAAGTTTATTTTCTCTTAACCAGTCAAAAGTAGCTTTTTTTCGTTCTGCTGTATCAGCTGCTATTTTTGCTGTAGTTTGTTGTTCTAAGTCAAAAGCACCTTGTATCACTGGTTCATTATAACCATAATCTCCTTGAGGGGATTGTCCACCTGCTGGCCCTTCATAAAATTCAGGAGTATTATATAGTGCTTGAAGTTCTAATTCTTTTTCTTTTATATCATCTTCAATTGTACGTTGGTGAAAACTTTTTCCTTCCACATTTGCCATTTTATTAATAACATCATCTCTTTGAGACTCAAGATAAGGCAATTCTTGCTCTTCTAGTTCACCCATTCTTTTCATCTTATAAGCTAGTTCATCACCACCAGCATATTTCATAAATTCTTCTTTTGGATTTATTCCAGGAACATATTCAGGAGGAACTCCAACCCCTTCTAAAATAGGACCATAAACAAGGTCATGTAATATTCGTTGGTCACTATCTCCTTCAAGTTTTCCCCAACCGGCAATAACAGGAGCAAGCGCTGCTTCCCATGCAAGAGCTACACCTGTTCCTCGTGCAATGTTTCTACCAGTTTTAAACCATTTACGTAAATTTGGGTTTCCTTTAGCTAGAGGAGCAGATTTTTGTAAAAATTTTTCAGGGTCAGCTTTAAATTTTCCCTGTAGACAGCTCATGATGCTTCCACCTTCTGCTTTTTTTCCACAACCATGTATTTTTGACAGTTGCGCTATGGATCGTGGACCTAGATCGGTTGGCATAGTTTTTTCTAAAGTGTTTGAGAAACTTTTTGCTTTTTTTAAAGTTTCAGATGGTACAATTGCTCCTTTTTCTTTAGCAATCTTTAAAGCTTGCTCTAAACCTAGTCCTTTACCATAAGTTCTAAATCTATCTACCATTTTAGGCATAGAAGTAATATTTAATTTTTCTAAATCTGTTTTAAAAATATTAAATGCTTCCTTTGCCTTTGAATAGCTAAGTTTTTTCTTTCCATCTTTTATTTCATATGCATTGTCCCATGCTTTGTCAAACTCAGCTCTAGCATAATGCTCTTTAATATTATCATCCCAAAATGCTAAAGATACTTTAGCAGGGTTTTTAGCCATTCCTGCATCGTGTTGAATTTGAATGGCTGTCAGCGATCCCTTTTTTTCTCCAAGAAGAGCCATGTTTATATTATGTTTTAAATATTTCTGGTCATTTATAAAAAATTTCTGTCTATACGGTTTCAAGGATTCATCTGCACCAGTGATACCAAAAGATTCTTTATGAGTGTTTAAATAGTTTTTTAAATTTTTTCCATCTTTACCAAAAGTAATTTCTTTATCAGTTACATTGTCTATTAAAATAATCTCATCCATTACTTTTCTTGGACGTTTTTTTGGAAGTTTAGTTTTCAAAGACAATCTATCATTCTTTTTAGCTGCATTAACAAAATCATTCCATAAAGCTTGTTCTGGTGTGTCAGAAGGAGGATTTGCTCCCCATTTTAAATACTGTTTTGCTCTTAGTTTTTTTTTTCGTATCTTTTCTTTTGCATGATATTCTGGATCCTCCATTAGTATTGCTCTACGTTTTTTATTATATTCTGCTCGTTGTTTTCTAAATTTTGGATCATTTTTTGTTTTGAATGCCATAGTCTCATATTTTAGGTGCGCTCTCACTTTTTCTCTTAGTTTTTCAGGAGAAAGACTTTTATAATTTTTAATTTCTAATCTTTTAGCTTCTTGTAATACTTCTTTCTCATTCCTAGGTTTGAAAATAGAACCACTTTCTATATCACCCCTTAGTCTTCTACTATAAATACTTTTACTAGTAAAATTTCCTCCTTTAGAATTTTTAAATCCTTTATCATTTAAAAATTCGGCAAATTCTTTATCAGCGCCTGTATCAAAGTAATCACTATCTACAAAATTAGCATATTCCATTGTAAAACCAGTATTATCTAAATAATCGGCTGTTCTTAAAACTTTAAATTTATTTTTATATTTTTTCTCCTTTAAAATTTCATCTATGGTATGTCGATTCATATTTAATTCTTTACCAACATCCTTAATAACTATTTTCGAATCTTTTGGTAAACCATCAAAATACTTTCTAACTTTGCTTATTTGCGTTTCTTCTCCCTTGTACACAGAAGCTTCCCATTTCTTTTTCTTCTTCGCATAATACTCAACCCCCGGTTCAACTAACCCACCTGGTTTACCAATAACATCTCCACCTCCAGCAAATCCTTTTGTATGACTCTTCATCATATTCGATCTTGATGCCGCTGCTTCTTCAGCCTCGTTCCGTGATCCATGGACCGAGGTCGGTTGTATTTGACCCTGTTTGATCATGAGTCTTAATTGATCTTCCGTGAATGACCGACCATTATGAATAGTTGGAACATTTAACCATTTACCATTTAAAAAGAAAGTTGTAGATTTTTCTGAAACTCTTTCACCTTCTGGAGTTTCATAAATTCTTTTATCGAATTGTGTAACTTCTTTTGTTGGTGTACCGACCAAAGCTTCTCGAAGAACAGGGTTCTTGATTACCGGCTCTTGGCTATTCTCTAATCCGAATTTAATTAATTGTTGAAGATTCATTATTCTCCTAAAATCTCCGCAACGCCACCGGATGCCATATGCCCGCTCCCGCCTTTACCTTTTTTTAAACCAGTTGCAAATTCTTCTACTTCACTGAAATCAGATCCATGCTCACCGTATTTATTAAAAGATGATTCTTCAAACTTAACGTTTTCTGGATGTCCTCCAGTAAATTCTGCTTCTTCAACCCAGAACTCTTCTTTGGTCTTGACGCCTTTTTGTTTTCCTACAACTTTGCCATCTTTAACAAAAGGAGGTTCAATAACTTCTGATGCTTTATATTCTAATCTAACCGGTTGACCATAATGACCCTCTGAAAAACCATGTTTACCTGCTCCAATCTCCACGGAAACATTTCCAGTAGTTAAATCCTGTGTTACTATTACATCTGTGTCGGAACGAGGAAGGTTGGTTTTATGAACAATCTGTCTTTCCTGTGTAGCAAATTTCTTAGTAACATCATCACCTTCTTTAATAACTTTATTTACAAGTTTCGGAAACCACGGTGGCATGCCATCAACTCCTGCTTTAATTGGAACTGAGGTTAATGATTTTGTTTTAGCAAGAGGTTTTGCCCATTTAAAAAATTTACCAACAACGGGAAGTGCTGCAAGACCTGCCGCTACTTTTAAAAATTTTCTACGTCCAGGGCTATGTCCATCTTTTAAAGGCACCCTTTGATTTGAATCTTCTGCAAGTAAATAACTTACACCGGTTCTGCCACCTTGTGCTAAATCTTCTGGATCTTTCCTTTTATCTTTAAATCTTTTTATGGCTTCTTTATTTTGTTTATTAAATCTTTTTTTTATTTGTTCTTCGGTTTCACCCCTATATTTTTGATAGCCTTTATCTTTTGCTAATTTATTTTGTAAATTCTGTCTTGCATTAAAATCATCAAAAGTTTCTTTAACTTTTACTTCTTCAACTAATTTTTGATCAACAGGTTCTTTAGGAGTTGTTTTTTTAACGTTTTTACCTTTTCTAACTAAACCTAGATCAATTAAATCTGCTGTGGTTTTCTTTTTACCTAATATTTTCTCTGTAATTTCTTTGTGTCTTGGATCTCCGGGGCTAATGACATTTCTTCGTAATTGCTGGTCTTCTAAATTTAAAATTTGATTGTAAATAACTTTGATATCATTTTCACTTTTTATCATTTGTCTAGGAACATTATGCCTCATGAATTTAGTTAAAATCTCATTAGAAAGATCTCTAATTACTTCTTGATTAGGAATTTGCATAATTCCTTGTGCGTTAGGTTTCGCTGCTAATCTTCTAGCAAACTTATTCACCCACGTATAAAGTTGTAATCCTACATTTACTGCCATTAATAATACTCAAACTTCCTAGGCGCTCGTTTTTCCATCACATAATCTTCAGGGTGTTTTAAAAATCCACCTTGTCTAAAGCGCATGATGGCTTGAGTAGTTGAATCCACTAAGTCGTCATGATCACCATGCGGGAATGCTGCACATTCCTCTATTACTTCTTCCGCAAACTTCTGGTCAGGCGCCCAAATCATGCCAGATTCGAAAAGCGGAGCGCATGTATTTACTCGAACATGTTTATCATTTCCTTTGCTCGGTGTAAAGTTCTGAACTGGAATATCCATTTGTCTTAATTCATAGGTCAAAGGCAGTCC